CAGGGTTTCTTCAACCCACAGATGACCGATCAGGCGCTCATGTGTCTGGAAATGATGGACTTTGACGGCAAGGATGGCATCATGCAGAAGGTGGCCCAGAATGGCACTCTGTTCCAGAAACTCTTGCAGTACATGCAGATGGCGTTGTCTTATGCACAGACTGCTGAGCCGGATGCTGCCGAAATGATCGCCCAGGATATCATGCAGACCATGGGTAGTGCAGCTCCCATGGGTGGTGGCAGCGCGCAGATGTTCCAAAGCGACAATATCAAGGGCATTGGCAAGAATGAACCTACCCATGTTGCAAACGCAAGAAGCCGCTCCAACGAGGCGTCGCAGCCCGACGGCGGCAAGGTAACAGCCAAGAAGGAGGGCAAATAATGATAAAAGCAGTATATTACCGGAAGTATAACCGGCTGACTGTGAGCGGGCATGCGGGCAGCGGTGAGCCTGGGCATGACCTTGTATGCGCATCCGCATCCGTGCTGGCATACACCCTGGCTGCCAATGTGGCCAATATGGCAGACCACGGACAGGTCCGGCAGCCGCTTATCCGTATGGAGGAAGGGGATACGGAGATCAGCTGCAGCCCCCGGCACAACCTCAAGGCCTCTGTGACTCTGGTATTTGACTCGGTTTGTGTGGGCTATGAACTCTTGGCACATGACCATCCGCAATATGTAAGCTACGAGATCCGGCAATGAGAAAAGGAGGGGGAAATCCCCTCCTTTTTTACGTCGGCGGAGGGATAGCGAGAGGGGCGCTTATTGTTGTATCGTGTACGCAGAGCCATTCTTCATCTCCTTTTCAAACCGCCTGCCCCGGGGCGGAAATGCCGGGGCCAGACATGTATATGAGCCCAGGCAAGGGCTTTTTATAGGACCCGCCGGACCTAAGCGGCAGATTATATCGGAGGATTTACTCATGTTCAAAGACAAATGGCTGAATTTGCAGCTGTTCGCCGGTGAAGGTGCCGGGGATGGCGGCGGAGAAGCAGCCGCAACGGGCGATGCAAGTGCCGTCGCCGGGCACCAGAGGCTGCTGGAATTGGGTGTTCCGGCGGACAAGATCAGAAAAAACAGGGCGTACAAGCTGAATACTCCCGCGACAAAGCCTGCCGCAGCTGAGCAGGGGACGGAACAGGAGCAGAAGCCGGAGCAGGCCGCCGCTGCTGAAAACCCCGCGGAAGAGAAAAAGACCGAAGCCCCCGCTCGTATGAGCTGGGAGGAGATCATTGCAGACCCGGAGTACAACAAGCAGATGCAATCGACCATTCAGGCTCGTTTGCGGACTGCAAAGGACGCCGAGGATAAGCTGGGAAAGCTTGCTCCCGCGCTAGAGCTTCTGGCCAGAAAGCATGGCCAAGACCCTGCTAAGATCGACTATGACGCGCTCGCAAAGGCCATCAGCGATGACGAGAGCTTCTACGAGGATAAGGCCCTGGAAATGGGTGTTTCCGTAGAGACCGCCAAGCGGATCGACCAGCAGGAGCGTGACACAGCCAGACAGCAGCGTGAGCAGGAGCGCACTCTTGAGCAGCAGAAATTCCATCAGCACATCGTGAAGATGGAGCAGCAGGGCGAGGAAATGAAGAAGGTGTTTCCTAACTTCGACCTTCGCAAAGAGCTGCAGAACCCGGTGTTTGCCCGTATGACCTCTCCCAATGTGGGTGTCAGTGTCCAGGACGCATACTATGCCGTTCATCGCAACGAGATCCAGGCAGCCGCTATGCAGGTGACAGCGCAAAAGACAGCGCAGAAGATCTCCAATGCGATCCAGTCAGGCAGCCGCCGTCCTTCTGAGAATGGCACCTCCGGCCAGGCCCCTTCCGTGACTACATTCGATTACAGGAGCATGAGTCCCGAGCAGCGCAAGGCGCTTAAGGACCGTATTCGCTCCGGGGAGAAAATCTATCCCGGTCAAGTGTAACTGCGGAATTTTCTCCCTCTGAACAAGCGTTTTATCGGAAGGAGAAATTACAAATGAAAAAGCTTATCTACAATCTGCTGGCCATTGCCATGAACCTGCAGCTGTTCGCTGAGGCTGGTACCCTGGTCAACACTACCGTCAACTACGCCAATGCCTACGATGGCAGCAAGGGCGAAGCCTTTGACGGCACCAACTCCCTTTCCGGCGAGCTGAAGGTGTTCTATGACACCGAGTTGCTGGAAAATGCCCGCGTGGAGATGTTCTACGCACAGTTCGCCAAGAAGCAGACCCTGCCTGCCAACCACGGCACTACCGTGGAGTGGCGTAAGTGGAACACCTTCGCCAAGGCTGGCCAGCTGCAGGAAGGCGTGATCCCCACCGGTCAGAAGTTCGGTATGAGCTCCAAGACCGGTGCCATCAACCAGTACGGTACTTATGCCGCTATCTCCGACAAGCTGGAACTGCGGGCCTACGATGACACCATCCTGGGTGCCACCGAGGAAATGGGCGCTTCCGCTGCGGAAGCGCAGGAGACTCTGATCCGTGACGGCCTGCTGGTCAACACCAATGTGCTGTACTGCGATAACATCACTCTGTCCACCGGCGCTGTGGCCAGCACCCCCACCGCCCCCGATGAGATGGAAGCAACTGCTGCCATTATGAGCATGTTCACACCCGATATGGTGGCAAAGGGTGTGACCATCATGAAGAAGAACCGCGTGCCCACCATCAACGGCAAGTATTACTGTGTAATTAGTCCCTCCGTTGCCTACGACCTGCGTAAGAGCAAGGACTGGATTGAGGCCCACAAGTATGCTGCCACCAGCGAGATCTTCAACGGTGAGATCGGTGAGCTCCACGGCTGCCGCTTCATCGAGAATGTGTTCGCTCCCATCCTGGGCGGCGACTACGCCAACAAGGCCGGTACCGTGACCTATGCCAACTATATGTTTGGCAAGGATGCCTTTGGCATCATCGACCCTGAGGGCGGTGCGCTGGAAATGATCGTGAAGGACAAGAGCCAGATCGGCGGTCCTCTGAATCAGTTCAGCACCATCGGCTACAAGTTCGAGACCAACGGCGCCACCATCTTGTACACCGAGCGTCTGCTGCGTATCATGAGCTGTTCCAGCTACAGCGCAACTGACGAGGTCAACTGATAAACGCGGAGGGGCAAGGCGGTAAGCCCTGCCCCTCTCAAGTCTTTAGGAGGAATTTACTATGTCTGACGAAACCAAGAACATCACCCAGGAGAACGAGGCCCCCAAGCCCGGCACCAAGGACGCACTGAAGGCCGAGAACGAAGCACTTAGGGCTGAGATCGAGGCACTGAAGGCCCAGGCGGCTGCCAAGGCTGAGCCCGATGCACCTTCTGTGCCCGCTGATGAGCGCGTGGATCTCTTTGTGGAAAAGGGCTACGCCAATGACGAACCTAACCTGCTTATCAGCGTTAACGGCGTGAACTATGTGCTGCCCAAGGGCAAGACCTCCAAGGTGCCCAAGTTTGTGGCAGATGAATACCGCCGCTCCAGAAAGGCCCAGCAGAGCCTGGATGAAACGGTGGATAAGATGCTGGCAGAAGCATCCAAGTAAGCAAAGGGGAGCTTCACGGCTCCCCTTTTTCGATAGGAGGGAACAACCAATGAAGATTATTGATGCGATTGAACAGCTGGATGCCCTGAAATTCAATACTTATAACAAGGAGCAAAAGGTGGAATGGCTGTCCAGGTTGGACACCATGGTTAAAAAGCATATCATCGATGCCCATGACGGCGCAGAGGATGTGGTGTTTATCGGATACGACGAAACCACCGATGACGGCACAGAGCTTCTTGTGCCCGCGCCCCACGATGAAATGTATTTGCGGTGGATGGAGGCACAGATCGACTACCACAACGGAGAGTACGATAAGTACAACAATGCCATCATCCTGTTTAACAGCGCATTTGAGGCGTACCAGTCCTATTACATCAGAAACCATGTGCCGAAGAGACACGGCAGAAGATTCCTATTCTGACAGGAGGGATGCAGGATGAAATATCCAACGCTGTATACCAAAGAGAGCAGCCGCCAGATGGTGGATACCTTCAAGGGCTACAACCACAATCTGCGAATCTCGGACGGCGAGTTCTTTGATATGAAGAATATGACCTCCGACAGCTATCCTGTCCTTTCCCCAAGAAAGAAGAGGGGCGTGTACGCCACACCGAACAGCCCCACGGGGTTGATCGCAAAGGATGCCCTCTGCTATGTGGATGGCTCCTATTTCGTTATGAACGAATACCGCATCGACATGGGACTCAATGACGAGCCGAAGCAGATTGTATCCATGGGCGCCTATGTCATTATCCTGCCGGACAAGAAGTATATCAACACGGCAGATGTTACAGATTACGGAAATATCGAGGCAGAGTATACCACAGCCAGCCCTGTCTCGTTTACCTTATGCAAGCTGGATGGAACAAAGTATCAAGTTACATATGAGCCCAGCGCAAACGAACCCACAGACCCCTCCAACATGGCGCTATGGATCGATACATCTTCCGAACCGCATACGCTGAAGCAATACTCTGAGAGTGCGGGTATGTGGGTAAGTGTACCTACAACCTATGTTAAGATCTCCTGCTCTGGTATCGGCAAGGTCTTTGAGAAATATGACGGCATCGATGTATCCGGGCTTGCTGACACGAAGGCTGCATCTTTGGAGGGTGCTGCTGTGGTGTGGGAAAAGGGAGATGACTACATCGTTGTTGTCGGTATCCTAGACGAAACGGTGGAGGTGGATACTCCCGTCACCATCTCCCGGAAGATGCCCAATATGGACTTTGTGACCGAGTGCGGAAACCGACTTTGGGGATGCCGATACGGAGAGTCCATCAATGGAGAGATCGTGAATGAGATCTACGCATCCAAGCTGGGCGATTTCAAAAACTGGAATTGCTTTATGAGCTTGTCCACAGATAGCTGGGTGGGCTCCGTTGGTACGGACGGACAGTTTACCGGAGCTATTACCCACCTGGGCTACCCGGTATTCTTCAAGGAGAATGTGCTGCACAAGGTGTACATCAGCAGCAGTGGCGCCCACGGCATTCAGGATACCGCATGCCGTGGTGTGCAGAAGGGCTGCGAAAAGAGCCTTGCTATCGTCAATGAGACTTTGTTCTACAAGGCCCGCAGCGGTGTTGTGGCCTACGATGGCAGCCTGCCCGCCGAGGTGTCCTATGCTTTGGGAGATATGGCCTACGGCAATGCTGTGGGCGGTGCAGTGGGGAATAAATACTATGTGTCTATGCAGGAAGCAGTGGGGGATATCTGGGATGTCTTTGTGTATGACACCGCCAAGGGTATGTGGCACAGGGAGGATGATCTCCGCACGGATGCCATGTGCGCCTGCCGGGGTGAGCTTTACGCCATCGAGCACGAAAGCAGGAAGATCATTTCGCTGCTTGGCTCCGGGGATACTGCGGAGGACAGCGTGGAATGGATGGTACAAACCGGGGAGATCGGCATTTCCTCTCCCGATATGAAGTACATCTCCCGGCTGACTATTCGCATGGCCATGGATGTGGGATCTGAACTGAGGGTCTATGCGCAGTACGATTTCTGCGATGAATGGGAGCGGGTATGCACCCTTACAAGCACAAATCTTCGCAGTTTTTCCATTCCCATCCGGCCCAAACGCTGCGACTACATGAAGCTGCGCATAGAGGGCAAGGGTATGGCGAAGATCTATTCCATCACCAAGACTATTGAGCAGGGGAGTGAGCTGTCATGATGAACATTCGACTCCCCAACATTACTGCGCAGACGGAAAGAGGACAGCTTGAGCAGATCCGAAGCTACCTTTACCAGTTTGCCCAGGATCTGAACTGGGCGATGGACAACATCGATAAAAAAGACGAACAAGCAGTAGGTACAGTCAAGGCATCCGTAAGTAAGAAGAACGAAGCGGAAAAGGCGCAGGCGACCTTTGCGGAGGTTAAGTCTCTCATCATCAAGTCGGCGGATATCGTGAATGCCTATTATGAGGAGATCAACCACCGACTTGAGGGCAGCTATGTGGCGGTATCGGACTTTGGCAACTACCAGCAGGAGACGGCAGCCACATTGCGGGCGAATTCCGAAAGCGTGGCACTCCTCTTTGAAAACCAGCAGAGCATCACCACGGATATGGGAGCGATGAGTGATGAACTGGATGGTGTTACGGGAGATGTAGACAGCATCAATGGTGTTCTACAGACGGATGCTTCCGGCACGACTATCATCGGCTCCCAGGCGTGGTGCAAGATCGGTGTGCTGAGCGAGGATGCAAACGGGTTTCCTATCTACGGCATGGAGATCGGCCAGGTTAACACACAGAATGGCGAAACCATGATGAAGAAATATGCTCAGTATCGAAGCGATGGCGTTCATCTGTTCGATCAGAACGGCATCGAGGTTGCGACCATCAGCGACTACAAGCTGAGTATCACCAATGCAGAGATCATCGACGCAAAGATTACCGGCTCGTTGAAACTGGGCGGTTATGCCGTCAGCACCGGCAATGGTTTGACATTCAAGTGGGAAGGGAGGTAAGCCATGACACTCAATAGCAATTACCAATATATTGGCAGATCCAATGGCGTATTTAACTTTGGCGGGGCTTACCAGTATTACCTGCTGTTGTACGCTAAGACCACCGGCTCCACAGCCACAGGAAAGCATACCGTGTCGGTGAAAATGCGCTTGGCTTGCCAGATAGGCGTACATTTCTACGGATATAACACCACAGGCTCCGCTAAAGTGGCAGGTCAGAGTGCTATCTCCTGGACTGCACAGCCCAAGCCCAACGCGGAGTGGGATCAGAACCTAACCGAGGGTGGTGTGACTTATCCCAGGTGGATCGACCTGCAGGAGGGCAGCACCGAGGTAAATGTTGGCTATGGCGTGGAAAAGGATATAAGCCTAACGGCATCCTTCCAACGATTGGACATGGGAAGTCCCCCGGACTTTGTGCCGCAGACAACGCCTATGACAATCAGCGCTACCGTGACTTTGCCGTCCATTGTGGGTGCTTCTGTGCCGACACTATCGGCATCTACTGTGTTCATGGAAAGCTCCGTGGTTATCAAGACCAACAGAAAGAGCACCGCCCTGACCCACAAGCTGACCTACGCTTTCGGCAATGCCTCCGGCATAATCGAAGAGGGCGTGACGGACAGCTGCGAGTGGACACCCTCCATGGAACTGGCTCGGCAGATTACCGACACCACTACAGGCTACGGCACCATCTACTGTGAGACCTACAGTGGCAGCACAAAGGTGGGCGATACGCAATCCGTACCCATCACTTTGAAGGTGCCGGACAACGACAGAACGAAGCCAAAGGTTACCATGGGCCTTTCGCCAGTATCCTCGCTGGCATCACCCTTTGATGCCATGTACATCCAAAATCTGACGAAACTGGATGCGGTGCTATCTGCCGATGGACAGTATGGTGCAAGTATCAGTGCTTATGAGACCCTTGTTGGCGGCAGTAAATACAGCTCGGGGTATTTGACCCGGATAGGAGATGTGGCCGTCACAGGCAAGGCTACCGACTCCAGAGGACTAGTGGGAACGGTAGAGCAGACCATCAATGTCATTCCCTATTCCAAGCCCGCCATCGTACCTGTCGAAGGACAGACAGATATCGTGTGTGCCAGATGCGACGCAGACGGAAATTTCACCGACTCCGGCACTTACCTTAGGATCATCGCCAAGAGAGACTATAGCCCTGTGGAGCAGAACAACCTCTGCAAAATCCAATACAGGGTGGATGGCGGCTCTTGGGTGACCATCCTGGAAGGAAGTGCATCCGAGGACGAGGTTGACAAGGTCATTAATGGAGTGGTCACATCGACCACCAGCTCCTACACCGTGGAGATTGGCGTTGTGGATACCATCGGAAACGCGGCATCCGTGACGAAGATCGTGCCGACAGACCAAGTGGACTTCAATCTGCGTGAGGGTGGAAAGGGCGCTGGCTTCGGCGAATATGCGGAGGAAGAAAATGTCTTTTCTGTTGCTGGGTCTTGGACGGCTAAGTTTAAGGGGCCGACCTATTTCTACAACGACATGTATCATGTCACGGAAGGTGGAGAGATCGAATGGTTCTTTCCTCCGATGCTGGAAGGGGTGGAGTACCGTACAGCGGAACGCTTTAACGGCTTGCCTGTCTATACAAAGTTTGTGCAATTGAGTGTTACAGCAAGTGGCGAATCAACCGTGCAATGGAATGGTTCATCGGTAAGCCCCATCCGGCACGCAGCCAGATTTTATGCGCAAACATTGCCGTTCTTTGACGCTGCTGGGAATCAAACCTTTGCGGTTCGGTTGAGTGCCAATCAGGCCATCATCTACTGTGCGTTGGATTGGGTAATTAATTCAAACAATCCTGTATGGCTGCAGGTGTGGTATCACAAATAAGGAGGAACAATATATGGCGAATTACAATACGATCAGATACGGCGCTTCCGGCGATGATGTCAAGAAGCTTCAGGAAGCGCTCAACGGGAAAGGCAACTATAACCTGTCTGTGGACGGCCAGTTCGGTTCTGCGACCGAGGGCGCCGTTCGTGACTATCAGCAGAATAGCGGCCTGTCTGTGGATGGCGTCGTGGGAGATGAAACATGGGGATCTCTTATGAAGACGAGCGAGAGTGCGGGCGCATTCAATGCTTCGGCCGCAACCGAACCGACTTTTCCTGCGGCAACCACGCCCCAGACAGAGACCAAACCGAAGGCTCCGACCTATGCCCCCTACGAGCCCAGCGATACGGTTAAGCAGGCAGAGGCGATGCTCCAGCAGCAGCTTAGCCAGAAGCCCGGTGCCTACACTTCGGTATGGCAGACTCCGCTCAATGATACCATTGGCAAGATCATGAACCGGGAGGACTTCTCCTATGATCTGAACGGCGATGCTTTGTACCAGCAGTACAAGGACAAGTACATCCAGCAGGGCCAGATGGCTATGATGGACACCATGGGCCAGGCTGCGGACCTCACCGGCGGCTACGGCAGCTCCTACGCCCAGAATGTGGGCCAGCAGGCCTACCAGGCTCAGCTTCAGGATCTGAACGATGTGGTGCCCGAGCTGTATCAGATGGCACTTGACCAGTACAACCAGAAGGGACAGGACCTGTACGACCAGTATTCTCTGCTTGCTACGCAGGAAGATCAGGACTATGGCAGATACCAGGATCAGCTGTCCCATTACTACACGGAGTTGGATCGTCTTACCGAGGATGCCAGATACCAGGGCGAGCAGGACTACGGCAGATGGGCGGATGGGCGAAACTTCGATTATCAGTTGAATCAGGACGAGTTTTCCAGGCAGGAGACTGCCGCCCAGCTGATGGCTTCTATGGGGGATTATTCGATGCTGGGCAAACTCTACGGACTGACGGACGAGCAGATCGCTGTGCTGAATGGTCAGATGGAGGACGATGCCGGCACGGGTTCCGGTGGTGGCGGTACTGGTACTGGCGATACTGGGAACGAATACAAAACCATGAGCTGGGATGATAAAGATTACCTGAGAAAACTCTTCAGTGGCGCAACAAGTACGGAGGAGCTGGGTCAGCTTGCGAGTATATATGGCGACGGTTATGACCCGGCTGAAATTGATGAAATCATGAGACTTGCCGCACCAGACCTATATTACCAGGAACTTGGAGAATATGAGGAAGAGCCGGCGATACGAAGAGCAGCTAAAGGCAGAAATGATGGTACATACATTTATGCAACAGTGAGATAAAAGGAGGTGCGATGCATGGCTTATTGGTGGCAAAAGGAAGAGAAAAAGGACAGCGAACAGCAGTCTGCCGAGCAGCAGACCGGTGGACAGGGTTACTGGTGGCAGAGAGAAAACCTGGGCACAACCATAGGCAACAAGCTTAGCGACCAGGTGAATAACTGGCTCAAGAGCAGTAATGACTACCTCACCAACTACCAGAAGCGGAATGCGGGCAGAAAGTATTCCTATGAGGATGCTTATGTGAAGGATTCCGGCAGCTGGAGGGAGACCGCCAGCAAGCGGGCAGATGAGCTTGAGGCAGAGAGACAGGCTATTCTTGCCTACATGGATGAAAACAAGGCCTACATCAGTCCTGAGTTGAGGGAGTCAATCCGTAACAGTCTCGCAAAGGGCAGAGACACGCAGGCCAAGATCCGCAACAGTGCCGTGCAGGATGACCTTTGGTGGAACAGTTTCGGTAAGGACGAGGAGCTGCTTAAGAAGTACGGCTCTGCCGAGGGCGTGTACAATTACTTCCAGCGAAGCGATGGCTATAGCAAGAAGTATGAAGGCATGACTATCGATGAGATCCAGAAGGCATTGAGCGGCCTTGAGAATGGCGAGGAGAAGGCCTGGCTGGCATACAATCAGTCAAGTATCGCCAAAGGCACCTATTCTAAGAATGCCGACTGGGGCGAACGCAGTCAGTATAAAACCACCTACAGAGGCGGTGAAGAGTTCAACGCCTTCTCTGGGACATATACTGACACAGGATACGATGACATCACCTATGACTACATCAACAGGGACGATAAGGCAAGAGATCGAATGCTCGTCAATGATGTGGCAACCAATGCATCGTTCCTTGGTCTGGACAAAAGCTACCTGAAGGAAATGACGGATGATGAGATAGCTGTCTACAACTATCTGTATGATCCAAATGATCCTACGGCAGCCAATGCATATCTTGAGATTCTTCTGTCTGACCTTAACTACAGGCAGAGAGAAACCCAGCAGAAATACTGGGCGGATTATGCGAAGGAGCATCCTTTCGGTTCTTCGGCATTCAGTATACTGATGTCTCCTGTGAAGGGGCTTTCTGCAATCGGTCAAATTGCCGACTACACAGCCGATGGCACCATCGACCAGAATGCTGGATACAACAAGTTCTCCTACATTCCGTCCGCAATTCGTGAGCAAGTATCCAACGATATTGCGAAAAGTGGAAAATGGGGGGAAGTAGGTAGCTGGACATATCAGCTGGGCATGGGCATGGGTGACTTCCTGCTCAATTCTGCGGTATCTGGTGGAAGCTCTGCCGTCTCTCTTGCCCTCATGGGTAGCGGAGCGATGGCAGACACCGTCATCTCTGCAAAGGACAGGGGCTTGTCCGATGATCAGGCAATGATTCTTGGCGTGGTTTCCGCTGGTGCCGAAATCATTACCGAGAAGTTCAGTCTGGATGCATTGTTCAAGGGAAATATGTCAAGGGGTGCAATGAAATACATCCTTACCAACGCCTTCACAGAAGGCACGGAGGAAGTTGGTTCGACCCTTATCAATACCATTGCCGATGTTCTGGTTTCCAAGGATAAGAGTATGTGGCAGATGGAAATCAATGACTACCTCGCCAAGAATCCCAATGCATCCGAAAGTGAAGCATTCCGGAAGGTGCTTGGGGATAATGTACTTTCTTTGGGACTTGACTTCCTTGGCGGTGCGCTTATGGGCGGTGCGATGGGTGCTGGCGGTGCTGGCATCAACTATGTCACCAACGCAGCACCCCACCTCAAGGTGAACAAGGATACCCTCAAGCAGTATGGCAATAAGACCGATGCACTTATTCAGGAAGGCTTGGAGAGTGACAAAGAGAGCGACAGCTACTACCTTGCTCAAAGGTACCAGCAACAGGTGCAGGGCAAGAATGGCAAGCAGGGCAAGGCTCTCTCCGGCTATCAGATCCGCAATCTGCTTGCAGCCAACCAGGAGCAGATTACTCCTAAGGACATGAAACTGATCCAAAAGGCGGCTGAGAAGAGACTCACCGAGCTGGGACAAACCGAGGATGTTTCCAAAGTGGCTGAGCTTGCCACCAAGAGAGCAACCGGGCAGAACCTGACACGTGCTGAGAAGCGCTTCCTTGCATCCAGTGAGTATGGTGCCAGAGTGGCAAACGAGCTTCTGCCGAAGAATATCGAGTCCGGAGAGTATACCACTGGCTGGGCAGAGGAGATCGGCACGAGACAGGTCAATGCCAAGGAGTACAACAAGGCAAAGATCGAGCAGGTGCGCTCCATCATTGAACAGATGAAGAGCACCGAAGATCCTGCCCAGTACAAATCCCTTACCGAGCGCACTGGCACCGAGGGTCGCTTCAGTGTTTCCGAGAGCGGCAAGGCTGTCGTCCGTGAGACCGGCGAGGAGATCGACACCGGCGCTTTGGAGGTTGCGACCATTGGAAACGGTCGGATGACCTTCAAAGTTGGTGACAGAGAGGTGTCTGCCGAAGAGATCGATTGGGCAGACGATGGCCAATCCTTCCTTATGTCCGCTATTTCTCAGATCGAGCACATTACTCCGGCCGATGCGACCGCAATTATTCGCGATGTGGTGGATATGTCGAAGCCTCTTGGCCTGCAGCTCAATGCTATTGACGAGGCATTTACCTACGGCTTCCATGGTTACTCTGTGGAGGATCTCAAGGCGGGTGAGTTCACCAAGAACTTGTCAGACAAGCAGATGATGAGTGCCTACGAGCTGGGCAAGGCGGCACGGAGAGATCTCCGAGAAGCCAAAGTGGAGACATTCAAGAAGATGCGAACCGCTGCGGATGCAGAGGCCGAGGGCGGTACTATTCTGAACGAGACCGGGGCAAAGGTGAAGGTAAAGGCGATTGCTTCCAAGGACGGAAGCAAGATGACACTGGAGTTAGAAAGCGGAGAGATTGTGGATGCTGACAAAGTGACTCTTTCCGAAGAGGAAGCTCTGATATACAAGGCCATATCCGAAATGGACATCTCTGCAAAGGAAGCAAATAAACTGTTGCAGGGATATGACGGCAGCATCTCTGCTGAAGCCTATGCCAGTGGCATATCCGAGGCATACCACTACGGACGGCAGGGCGTGGAGTATAAGAGCATCGATTCCCAAGGCTATGCTGTGGCGATCCCGGTTCAGGCGCGGAAAAAAGCCTATCAAATGGGCAGAAAGGCACTTGAAACCGGAAAGGCTGATAGCTATAATAGCACTACAAACGAAAAGGAGAGTGTAAGCGATGGCACAGGAGAAAATGTACATCTACGCAGAGGCACACAACGGGCTGATGGTGAGAGTTCCGATGGATCGGTACAGCGAGTGGCAGAAACGCCAAGAGGAGTACAAGAACGGTACGAGACAGGCAGATCCGAAAGTAGCCGAGCAGATTCTCAAGCGAATGAAGGGCGAGTAAGCGCCGCAGATCTGGGTATCCCAGGCGGCACCGGAGCGAGAAACTTAACGGCTGTAAGCAGTGATTATTCTGCGGACACGAAAGAAGCGACGGCTGTTGCTGCGGAGCAGGGACTGGAGGCTGTGTTCTTCAATGGGAATAACTTGCGCATTGAACATGATGGTAAGGTTATTGAAGCCAGAGCCTGCATCGTGGGCAAGAAAATCTATGTCCGGGCAGATCATACTCAATTTACTGCAACGCAGCTTACGAAGCATGAGCTGACCCATGACAAGATCGACAGCGGCCAGATCGACACCGGGAATGTGTATGACTTGATGGTGATGTACTATGATGAAGCGAAGGTCAAAGACATCATCAAAGCCTATGCAGAAGCCTATGACATGGGATATGATACCCAAGAGGCAGCAGATGCTGTGTTTGTGGAGATTGTATGCGACAGCGAGGCTGGCATAAACTACTTCACCATGGAGGAGCAGGCAGGAACACCGCGCTTCATGGAGAATGTGAATTATGCCATCCTGGCCGATATGAATAGCAGGGACACCAGAGGACCGCCTGCGGATGGGGATGTAAGGCTTAGCAGAGAAACCAGGAAGGTGAACACTTTCCTACGCCACTTTACTGGAGAAGTAAAAGCAGGTGAGTATATTTATCTTAGCAACATCGAAAAAGCAACCATTAAGAGTAATATCAAAACAAGATTTAGCCACCTTGCGCCAGATGCTAAAAGAGGAATTGTATCTGCACATGATAGGAGCAAAGGGTATACTTATCACTTTATTTGCAATGCGGATTATTCCGTAACGGTTATTGATGTGTTTGACGATGTGGCAGATAGAGCAATCATTGATAGACTGTTAAAGGAGGTAACTGGATATGACAGTGCAGGAATTCGACAGCCTGGTAAACCAGCTGGAGCAGAAGGGCATAGACCGAGCAACCGCAGCAATGACGGCAGCGCTTATGAGAAAGCCCAGCCGGAAAAAAGCGCTGCAGAAGTGGATGGCGGAACATCCGAAGGCAACCGGCGACGAGATAGCAGATCGAGCGGAGAAAATCGCAATGACAGTGGAGCCGACAAGACACGGAGTTCCCAAAAAGTAAAGTTCTCTCGCGAGTTTTCTTTATCTGACATCAACAAGCAGATTAACGAACTCAAAGAGCAGCGAAGAGGGATTATGGCTTCTGCTGAATATGAGCAGATTCTAAGCAAAATCTCCACCGCAAAGGGTGAAGCCTTAGATGCAGTCATCCAAGAGTACGGAGAGTTTACCCGGTCAAGCGGACTGTATGATGTTACAGAACAGCTTGCCACACTGGAGAAACAGGCAGAAGAGACCAGAAAGCAGCAGGAGGCAGATTATCTATCTAATGCGGCCGCTGAACGGAAGGCTGCCATTGAAGCTAGTGGACTTACCGAGGCTGAGTATGATACGAAGCAGGCAGTCAAGGAGTTTGGGTATACACCCTACTACTACGATGCAGGATACATTGTGGCTGATGGTAAGATGCTGAACTTCAGCGGAGAAAAGGGCAGGCACTTCGGCACCAGAGGGCAAGACCATAGAGCAATCGGCATCCTCTATGATGATGTCTCCGGCACCCAGGCAATGGTTAAATTCATGAATGAGGGTAATGTCCGCATTATGGATGAAAGCCCCGGATTGGATATTTCCACAATGCCTACCAAGGAGCAGATGGCTACCATCAAGAAATATGTTGCATCTAAGCACGGTGAAATCTATCTGGATATTTCCGATGCAGAAGGTCGCAATGTAGCTTCTATTGAGTATGTCCGTGGCACTTCTCCCTCTATCGTGGAGCTGGACATCAAGGAATACTTTGAGAAGGGTAAAATCCCAGAGAAGTTTGAGCCGAAATTCTCAAGAGAGTTCATCCAGGCACAAATGACCGAACAGGAAAAACATTTGCAGCAGGTAAACAAGGCTCTGGAGAAAGACAATGCTAAACTGCAGGAGGATAACCAGTATCTCAAACAGCTGCTAAAGATCCAAAGAGAGGTCACCGGCGGTACCAAGTTCACCAGATCCTCCGTGGAAGCTATGGCACGGCAACTGAAAACCAAGGCCAATGCTAACGGTGATACCAAGGGACTGGCTACAATTCTGAACAGCTTCTATGAGTTCATTGCAACGAGCAAGGAGTTGAGCTGGGAGGATGTGATGGAACAGGCCGAAGCAGCTGCCGACTGGCTTATGGATAACAAGCGCGAGAACTTCGTCCGTGACGAATACGCTCAGCGGGTGCTGGACGATTTATGGGGCCGCAGTTTTTATTTGGACGATGTACAAAAGGGCGAGGCGGCATATACCTACGGAAGTTACCATGCTTTCAGACGGAAAGTGCTAGGGACCGCAACACCAAGCGACAAGGCCAGCATGAGTTTGGACGAGCTGTGGAAAGAAATGGCGGCAGAGCATCCACACTATTTTCCGGCAGAAACCTCCAGCGGTGACCAGGTGCAGGGTATTGTAGATGTGATTGAAACACTGCGCACGGCTAAAGCAGCAAATAGCGAGGGCGTGTTTGACAACTCCAAGGAAATGGAAAAGCGGGAGCTGGTGCATGACATCTACGATAGTTTCTGGCGGGTATCCACCTTGCGGACTGTAGCAGACACCAAGCAGAGGGAAATCAACAGCCTGAAGGCCAAGCATTATGCAAAGATGGACCAGGTGAAGCGGGCGCACAAGGAAGCAACGAAGCAACTGGAGGCAGAGTACCACCAGCGGATGGATACCCTCCGAGCTGAGTATAAAGCCCGGACAGAGGAGAAAATTCGCAAGGTGAAGGATGCTAACCGAAAGAGCCGCCAAAATGCTATGGAGAGCCGCCACAAGACCGAGCTTCGGCACAAAATCCAGGGCGTTGTTAGAGAGCTGAACAAGCTTCTGCTGAGCAATGACAAGAAGAACCATGTGCCTGAAAGTCTCAAAAAGGCGGTGGCGGATGCTCTGTCTTTGGTGAACATGGATACCGTTGGGGCCGAGGAAAGAGCGGCAAGGTATGCTGCCCTGATAGCCAACGAAACTGATCCCGATAAGATTGATGCCTATACTGCCGCCATGGAGAACATCCTGCGGCAGGGGGAGAAGATGGGACAGCGGCTTAAGGAGTTGCGTGATGCCTACGAGGAAATCCAAAACTCCGATGATCCGGACATTGCAAATGCCTATGATCCAGTAATCAGCGGCAGCCTTGCGGAGCTTTCTCAGTCCATCGGAAGTACATCTCTGAGGGATATGAGCCTCGCACAACTGCAAGATGTGTACGATATGTACAAAATGGTGCTGACCCGTGTACGGGATGCCAACAAGTCGCTGATCGATTCCATCAAGGCAACCATCACAGAACGGGCGGCCAGCATTGTGAGAGAGGTACAAAAAAGCGGCGGAAACAACAAACTCCGCACTTCCGTGATGGACCCTGTTCGGAATTTTTCCTGGAACAATCTAAAGCCTGTATACGCCATGGAGCGGATTGGGTCTGCGACGATGACTGAAGCCTATGAACATGTGAGAGCCGGGGAGGATACCTGGGCAAAGGATGTGACAGAGGCGCGGGCGTTCTATTCCGAAAAGGCGAAGAAGTACGAATACGATGGATGGGATCTGGAGGAAAAGCACAGTTTTAAATCCACTTCTGGGCAGGAATTTGAGCTGACGCTGGAACAAATCATGTCGCTGTATGCGTATTCCAAACGCGACCAGGCACTGGATCACCTTCGCTTGGGCGGATTTGTATTTGACAGCAGCATTGAAACCAAACGGGAGCGAATTGGAAAAGACGGCAAAAAACACAAAAGCATTCTTAACTATAAGGTCAACACGGCGGATGCCCATCAGTTGTCTGCGGAAATCCTTGCGGATATCGTTGGAACGCTGAGTGATGATCAATGCCATTTTGTGGACGAGATGCAGGATTATCTTTCCACTGCCATGGGAGCAAAGGGCAACGAGGTGACCATGAAGATGTATGGCGTGAAACTGTTCAAGGAAAAGTTCTATTTCCCGCTGAAATCTGCGAAGCAATTTCTGTTTGAGCAGAATGAGGTTTCCGGTGAGGTCAGAATTAAAAATTCTGGTTTTACAAACAAGACTGTTCAGAAAGCTAACAATCCTGTAATCCTGAACAACTTTATGGATGTGTGGGCTGGGCATGTGAACGACATGAGCATGTATCACGCATTCACGCTGCCGCTTGAGGATTTTAACCGTCTACTTAATTACAACAGCCCGAAACAGGAAGGGGTGCCGCCCGTTTCGGTGAAGGGAACTATCCAGAATGCGTATAGCCCCGCGGCAGTGAGCTATTTGAAGCAACTGATCACGGATCTAAACGGTGGCGCGATGGCAGATCCGAGAGAGACACCCGCCAAAGCCATGCTGTCCAAATTCAAAAAAGCGAAGGTGTTCTCATCCTTGTCTGTTGTAATCCAGCAGCCGTCTGCTATCGGCAGGGCATTCGCACTGGTGCATCCTAAATACTTCCGGGCCACTAGAGATGGTATGAATCATGAGCAGCTGTGGGAGGAGCTGAAAAAATATGCTCCAGTAGCCGTCATCAAAGAAATGGGATATTTCGACACCAATATGGGTAGATCCACACTGGACTTCATTAAAGCAAAGGAGTATTCCACACTCAAGGAAGAGGCAAAAGCTATTTTTACAGACAGCAGTTACCGGGATGAGGTGCTTTCGAACGCTCCTGCACTGGCTGACGAGATTACCTGGTGTGCTATCTGGAACGCTGTCAAACGGGAGACTATGGCGCGAAACCACGATTTAAGTCCACGGTCTAAGGAATTTTTGGACATCGCAGGCAAGCGCTTCACTGAAGTGGTGACCAAAACACAGGTATATGATTCTGTACTGGCTAGATCTGCCAATATGCGGTCGAAGAGCGGACTTATGAGTATGGCTACCTCATTTATGGCAGAGCCCACAACCACAATCAATATGCTGGAGGATGCGGTACTGAAGGCAAAACGAGGGCACAAGAAGTATGCGGCAAGGGCGTTTGCCTCGGTTGCGGTGTCAGTGGTGCTGAACAACGCACTGGTTTCGTTGGTATATGCCATGCGAGACGACGATGAGGAAGAAACCTTTGCAGAAAAGTATGCACAGTTTTTTGTATCTGGTATGCTGGATGACATCAACCCTCTTACCTATTATCCTTACCTCAAGGATATGTGGTCCATTTTGCAGGGGTTTGATGTCGAGCGGTCTGACATGTCCCTTGTGGCAGACTTCGCGGATGCAGCGAAAAAAATGGTCAAGGAAGCAACATCTGAAGATGGTGACTTGGCAGGTGCTTTGTGGGATATGGCTGGAGCTGTTGCAAATATCGGTGGAATCCCAATGCAGAATATTCGCAGGGATATTGTTGGAGCGCTTAACTTTATACAAACACTGATCGAAGATCATAATGGAAGAGTTACTACTCCAGGAAGTTTGTCCGACGCAATCTCTGCTGCTGTTCGGGATGCGTTACCTGTTGTCGGGTGGCTGCCCGGAGAAAGCAAGAGCGGCAAAATTTGGGGCGCAATTGTAAATGGCGATACGGCGTATACTGACCGGCTGAAAAACGGGTACGCAAATGAAGATGCTTGGAATACAGCGGTTCGCAGAGCGCTCCGAGAGGCATATGACGAAGGGCAAATTGATGAGGAAACCACGGTCTACCATCTGGTTAAAGATGCCGGGTGGGACGGTGAAACCGCTGTGGAGAAAGTCAATTACTGGTCCTTCCTACTGGATTGGCCGCAGTATAATGCACTGACCGAAGGAGATGTGACAAAATACTACGACTTCGCAGATCCCAACGGCATTGACCTGGATACATACGCAGAATATTGCGATAATGTTACGGGCGGAATGAAGAAGGCAGAGGTGTTGGCTGTAATCCATGATTTGGATATATCGGACAAGCAGAAGGATGCGTTGTATTTTGCAAACGGCTATGCGGAGAGTACACTGGATGAGGCCCCCTGGCACTAAGGGGCAAATAAAAATGGGGGGCTGCGAAAGCAGCTCCCCAAAATTATGTTCTAGAAAAGGAAAAACGGGACCGGTGCAGGCACCAGCCCCTGAAAAGGATAATTCCTTTTGTGCTACATGAACATTATATGCACATTTGTGCCATTTTGTCAACAACTTTTTTCACAAAGTCGTAGTTGCTGCGAAGAAGAGAGTTGTTTGCAAAGTATTCTTTGCGGTGAGTGAAGCGGTCGTTTAACATTTCTTGCAGTTTTCTATAAGTGTGCTTTTTAATGCCAGTGCTTGTTACAACTGTGTTAAAACAGCAGAGCATAACAACAAAATCATGTATGGTGCGATTCCCCATTTTCTTGCTTCGTGTTTTAGCCGATATTTCTGGAATTGAAGATACGAAGTTGTTTGCCGTGCGGTTTTGCGAAAAATGATTTCCAGAAATATCCGATAAATTATTGATAAGACAGTTGTTGTGGGCACAGGCATTTCGGAGAAACTTTACAATCTTCAAATTGCCAATTTGAATGTCTCTTGCGGGATATTTGGCGTAGTAGCAGTCACAAAAGCTTATCAGATCTCCGAAAGAAAGCACCTCCACAAGTGCCCATGCAGGGAAATGATTTTTGTATTTTTCGACAAGATCTTCACAATAAGAGTCTTTTGCTTTGCGGCCAATGTCTGCTTGAACATCCGGCCGCCAATTAAAGAAATCGCCTACGATCTCATAACCGTTCTCTTCAGGGTTTTCAGAGATGTCCTTCAACAGACGAACTTTTAGGAAGTGTTCAATACTAAGACTGATATTAAGAATCATCTCCCGTAGATACATATCGAGGGTCGATAGTTCCTGCAGATAAGCAAATTCCAGGTCATAGTACTTCCCGTGATTATCTCCGCTGTTATACTTGGAGTAGTTTTTGGCAAATGCTTTGAGTTTGAAATAATAGTTGTGTGAAGAAAGGAATTGTGCGGCTTGATCTTCATTGACAATGTTAAACTTTATACCTTTCACATCCCGCATATGCGCGATTTGTTCGGAGATCGTTAGCTTTGGCCTTTCTTTAACACAAGTCATATCTGTAACTTCTGCATGCGCTGTTTTACGTTGGATTGTTTCTACCATGACAATCAACCTCTAAGGATTTTTTACCATTTTACATCAACAGGTATACAAATTCAAGGATAAAATAAGTCCTAGCGGCTCCGGGATAGAGAACCCGGGACCTTTTTTGTTATGCTTTCATCAGAAAATACAGGGAGGTGGAGACTATGATGCAGGGCGATTGCTACAGCCTGGGAATTGATATTGTGGACGATTCCGGCAAAAAGGTTTTGCCGGAAACTGTGGCGGATGTGGAGATCGTGATCGGCAGATTAAAAAAGACCTACGCCGCCGGGCAGGTGAAATACGGTGAGGAGTGTTGGCTCTTTCCTTTGACGCAGGAAGAGAGCTTCCAGCTTACTTCTGGTAAAATGTATGGGCAGATCCGCATTAAATGGGCCTCCGGTGAGGTAGACGGCTGTCTTTTGGAGCTGCCCTCCTTGCAGGAAAGCCGCAGTAGGGAGGTTCTGTGATGATCACGGCTAAGCTTAAGAAAAGACCTGTGCTAAAGGCAGTTGTTACCAAGCCCTATCAGGGTAAGGGCTACGCCGAGGGCTACGAGGCCGGTCAGGCCGAAGGCTACGCCAGGGGTGAGCAGACTGCTACAGCCGCCGCCCAGGCCCATGCTGCCGAGATTTTAACCGATTGCAACGCTGTTCTGCCCGACAAGGGAGTCTCTCCTGCCGACACCTTGGAGCAAGTGCCGCAGAGGATTGGGGAGATTGACTATTTGCCGAATCCTCTGTTGTATGTGACAAAGATACAAGGTGCATATGGCAATACGGTGTTTCCCGATGGGTATGAGTTGAAGCTAGTCATGCCGAATTATCAAGGCAATATGACTAATCTGTTCTACGGAGCAAAGGGTATCCGCAAATTAACCTTGGATGTTCCAACAAATGTTGCCTACGATATGTATGGTTTGATTCGTGACAGCAGTATCGAGGAACTTGTGCTACCGGATGGAATCCACATCACAAGCTGGAACTATTTTGCTTATTTTGCTTCGTCCTTGAAACGAATAATCGGCAGAATAGATTTAACTGGAAACACTTCAAATGGTGCGGCTCTTACCAACGCCAACAGTTTGGAAGAAGTGTACTTCGTGCCCGGTACGATTGAGGCTTCAATTCAGATTACTTCGCCTAATCTTACCGATAAAACAATCGAATCCCTTACGGAAGGCTTGGTAGACCTTACAGGGGCAACGGCACAGAAGGTGACCTTGAATAGAGATTTGGGCAACAAGCTGACCGAGGCACAGAAAGCCGCTATCACCGCAAAGAACTGGACGCTCGTCTACTAAGGAGGAATTACTATGTACAGTAAACTTGTTTCTTATGTCAGGTTGTCTCCCAACCGCAACCCTAGAAAGAACCCCCAGTTTAACCCCACCGGCAAGGTGTTGAAGATTACGCCCCACCATGCAGCTGACGAAATTGTGGCACAGGAAGTGGAGGCGATGGGCGAGGGTTTTGCCATTCCCGGCGAAGCCAGTGCCAACTACGGCATCGGCTCCGATGGCCGCATCGCCTGCTATGTGGAGGAGGAAAACCGGGCCTGGACTTCCGGCTCCCCGGAGAATGACTACCAGGCAATCACCATCGAGGTGGCCAACAGCGGCGGCGCACCCAACTGGCCCATCAGCGACGCAGCCTATAAGAGCCTTATCGAACTGTGCGCCGATATCTGCGTGCGGCATGGCTTTACTCTGAATTTCACCGGCGATGCCAGCGGCAGCCTTACCATGCATCGCTACTTTGCCAATACCCTGTGCCCCGGTCCGTACCTTGCGAATCTGTTCCCCAACATCGCCCACGAGGTTAACGAGCGGCTCAGCGGTGAGACTGCCGAGCCTACGGACGATCCGGAAGCCTACAAGCCTACGGTGAAAGAGTGGCAGCAGGCTGCTATGGCAGATGGGTTTACATTCCCTCTGTACGGCGATGATGGCATCTGGGGCGCTGAGTGCGAGGGCGTAGCACGAAAGGCTGTGGTCTGTGTCCGCGGTGACGGATACTACTATCCCAACCTTACCAAACTGGTGCAGCGCGTCTGCGGTCTTGCCGGCGAGAATGTAGACGGCCTGTGCGGCCCCATGACCGACGAAGCCATCCGGGCTCACCAGGAAGAGAACGACCTGCGGCCTGTGGACGGCGCAGCTGGCATCCAGTTTTACAGGCACGCTCTGGGCGTGTAAGGGGGTGGCAAGGTGACAAGCGAGATCATTGTGGCCCTTCTGGGCCTCCTGGGCACGCTGGCAGGCTCTTTTTTGGGCGTGGTGGCTGCCAATAAGCTGGTGCAGTATCGCCTGCAGCAGCTGGAGGATAAGGTCAACAAGCATAACCAGATCATTGAGCGCACCTACATTCTGGAGGGACAGATGGCAGAGGTGCAGCACGATATCCGGGATATCAAGAACAAGCTCTAAGGAGGTACATATGGAACTTTTGAAGAATCTGGCGGCTTTGGTCAAGGTAAAGACCATCGTCACCCTGGCGGTGATGGCTGTGTTCGTCTACCTGGCTGTCACCGGTAAGATCAGCGCCGACAATGTGATGATTGTGGTGAGTACGGTCATTGCTTTCTATTTCGGCACTCAGCACGAAAAAAAGTGAATAATGTTGAAAATCCCCCCTAATTAAAATAAGGGGGGATTATTTTTCTTTACAAATATGTGGTATTATGTAATAATTGAGGTGTTGGGGGGAGGTTATATGCGCGATCCCGCAAGTAGTGTGCTTGCTTATTTGGCATCACTGGCGCGCCAATTAAGTGACTTTGGTGTAGAATACATTATCCTGGTTATGTTGATGGAACTTGAAATTAGCGAGAAGTACGACGGTTTTGAGTATTTGAGAACTGCAATATACATATTTTGCGAAGAGCCAGAGAGACTTGTATCGCAAAGCTTGTATTCCGCAGTGGCAAGTCAATGTGGAAGGAGGGTGAGTGAAGCGGCGGTGGAGCGTGCGATCCGAACTGCAATTGAAACTGCTTGGAAGAACCACAGTGAAATGTGGCATGTTTTCTTCCCTTCTAGGGAACGACCCAGCAATATTAAATTTGTGGCGAGGATGGCGAAGTGTTTAGAACTGTGGAAGGAGTGTTGCAAAGTCTATAAACAACAGTCCAGCAAGGAGGTTGCACAAAGTGAAAAATGACAGACCTGGCACGGATGATTTCGAGATGCTGTCCGATGAAGAACTGAAGGCTTGCCTGCGTTTGGAGCTGGAGAAGAATAGGCCTGATGGAAGTAGTGTTCGATCGATGCTGCGAATTGTGAGGAAGCGAGATGCTGAAAAACCACAGGAGATTCCTGCTGCAGTTGAAGCTGTGTGGAGGGAGTTTGAAGAAAAGGCTGAGAAGGAAATCGATACTCCGAAAACATACAAACACCGTGTAACCTGGCGTGCAGGAAAGGTCATAGCCATTGCAGCTGTGTTGTGCATTGTGGTACTTGCAGTTCCTTGTGCGTTTGGATCGGAAAATATTGCTCAGTTAGTTGCATACTGGACGGATGACATATTTCGTTTTATTAGGCCGGGAGAAACTACACAGGCTCCAAGGGAGTATGTTTTCCAGACTGACCATCCGGGGCTTCAAGAAATATATGATACTGTTTTGGCGTTGGGTGTGACAGATCCTGTGGTGCCAATGTGGGTGCCAGATGAATATGAGCTGACAGAGTTAAAAGTGACAGAGTTGAACGAAAAGACGAAGCTTTTTGCATCGTTGTATAATGGTGGAAGCAAAATTGTTTTTTTGATACATATAGGTGAGATTCAGGAAAAACCTTGGCATGAAAAAGATGATAAGATTGTGGCTGAACGGGAGGTAAACCGCATCACACACTATATAGTGAAGAATAATGAAGAGTATGGCGTGATATGGTTTAGGGATGGTGTGGAATGTTCTATTTCCACAAATGAAGAAATGAATACGCTTATGGATGTGCTTGATTCTGTATATATGAAGAGGTAGTTTTATATGAAAAGGATTATTAGTTGTATTTGTTTAACGCTTGTTATGGGAATTATAATGGCCGTGCCGGTTTACGCAACGACCAATGAGAACCAACGCTCAAGCTCGTTTTTTAGGACATATCTTTTGTATCTGGAAAAAACATCCGGCAATCATTTTGGTATTTACTATGATGTGACCGGAACGGGCACTATGCAGGAAATTGGCGTTGAGGAAATCGTTCTTTACCGATCTCAAGATGGAGTTAACTGGGAAATTGCGTGCACATATAAATCATCTATACACACAAATATGATTTGCCAAAATACAGGAACACATGACGGATACTTTATCTACTGTGGGACTTCGGGATATCGCTATCAGGCAGAGATAAGGCTTTACGCAAAGGATAGCAGAGGGTCTGCGACTTTGACCGTATATACGAATATCTTGTACTTATGATGATGCCCCCTCTTTGGATCACACGTCCAAGGAGGGGGATTTTGTGTGCAGTTTTTCGATAACAAGTGTTTGGATACATTCCAGGATAACATCAATAGGGTTGGGGAGCATAACAAGGTAGTCAATCCCGGCAGCTTCAGCAGCTGCCAACAAACTGTTATTCCAATAAGTCGTAAGGCCGAGAATAACTGTCGGCTTGTAGGAAGAAATCTGCAGTATGGTGAGTCCATCCATGTAAGGTAGGCTAAGGTCAATGACCAGGACATCCGGCTGGATAGAAGCCAGAAGCTCCGGTACTTAATCGCCGCGATGACAAGTGTGGGTTATATAATTGTTGGAGAGCTCCATGTCTAAACATTCGGTAAGAATACTGGATGAAGTAGCTATCAAAACCTTGTACAATATTATCACCTGCTTGGCAAATACTTCCTAAACAGGATAGCATAAATCACTATGTACATGCAACGGAGAAGATTCGGCAATTTTCGACAAAATATAGGTTTTCGAGCCGTTGCCAATTCGTTGCCAATTTGGTGCACTAAATGGCGTTGGAATGTGCGAAATACCGAACAGATGTGCAAAAATAAAAACATAGAAAAGTTAGGAAAACGCCGTGGTATTCAGGAAAAACAGAAAAAATCCGACTAGAACGAACATTCTAGTCGGATTTCTCATGGTGACCCGTACGGGAATCGAACCCATGTTACCGCCGTGAAAGGGCGGTGTCTTAACCGCTTGACCAACGGGCCTGGTAGCGGCGACCTGATTCGAACAGGTGACATACCGGGT